GATTTCCATGAAGACCAAAATTAAAATGTTTAATTCCAGTAACTTTTGATGCATTTATATATAAATCAAAAACCTTTTCGTTTAAAATTTCTATATCATCCTCTATTAAGAAAATATGTTCACAACCACAATCAATTAAATATTGCAAGGCTTTATTTTTTGCAGCACCAACACCTATTTTACCACTTGTTTTAATGTAATGGGTATTATTATCTTCGCCAAATTCTATTAAATCTTTAATAGAATTTTCCAATCCATCATCTACTACAACAAAGGATTTATCAAAATTTTTTAAAGATTTATAACTTGTTTTAAAGAACTCTGGTCTATCGCAAGTTATTAATCCTATTCCAATTTTATCAGGATTGTACTTTTGCATATTTCTTCTGGATATCTTGCAATTCTTTTAACATTTGTTCTTGAGTTACTCCAGCAGGATCGTTTTGTCCGGGTATATACTTGTGTTTATATATAAAATATCCATAAGATAAACTCACACTTTGATGTTTATCAGGAAAATCTTTATGTCCTATTTTTTTAATAGCATTATATGATTTTTTAATTCCATCACCTATTGTTGGATTATAATGTTCTGGTAGATAAACACCTTTTTTTCTTAATTTAATTATATAATCTAAAACATCTAAATCTTTGGTGTTAAAATATCTTTCATCAAAGTATCCATTGTTTTTTACAATTCCCGAAAAAATAAACATAAATTCACTATTAAGTTCTGGAGAAGCATATAAAGTAGCTCCTGTACCTTCATCTTCTAAGGGTAAACTGTTTTTACCATCACCTAAAATCATCCAAGTTCCAAATATTTCAGCAAGTTGTATTGTTTTTCTGAAGATTTCTGGATCATGTACTATTTGATTTGAATGTAAAATAAAATAATATTTGTAATTTTTAATTCTAAATTGAGAAATTAACCAATTTCTTAGAACGGCAAAAGAAACATCACCATATTTTCTATAGTTTTCATTCACCATTTTATTATTAGTAGCAGAAACTACTATAGTATTGGGTTTAAGATCATCTGGTATGCTAGTATAGCATACTTCTAAATCTTCTTGTTCATATGCATCTATAATTCCTATTCCTATTGTATTGTTCATATTGCTAGTTCCTTATAAAGTGTAGTTAAGTATTCTTTTATATCATTTTTATGGTTAACATCCATAGAATCAACAAAATCTTCAATGTTTTTCTCTATGTTTATTAAATTATAATCAACTAATGATGAATTTTCCACAAATTTATCATTAGTGAATGATTTATAATCTATTCTAAAGAATTTTGGATTGAGTTTTTGTAGTTTTGCAGATATTAAACTTAACTTATCATTAGATATCTCTTCGTCTACAATAAGAGATATCATATTATTACTAATATTTTCTTTAAGAAAGTCTGTATTCTGTTCTCCATTTTTTAATTTACTAAGATATACCTTGATATGCTTAGGAGAAATTGTATTTTCTATAAATTTAAATTCTTCAGTGTCTAAATTTAATATATAAATTCCACGAGTTTGGTTTACATCACCAAAATTTTGTTGATATGGACTTCCTACATATACAATTTTACCTTTACTATATTCTCTTTCATCTTTACTATGAAAATGACCTGAAATGACTAAAGGAGCTTTATTTAAAATGTTTGTAGAGTCAATTCCATGATCACATACTTTAAATGTATTCATATAAAATGTGTTTATTTCAAAATGACCAAAGCAAATATCAGACTCTGGTATATTTTCTATAGATGTACCCCAAGGAATTAAAGAAATTTTTTTATTTTTTGAATTTATAATTAATGGTTGTTCATCTACAATAATAATATTTTTCCAACCTTTTAAAACTTTAATAGAATTAACATCAGAACGATCTTTATAATAACAATCGTGATTTCCAGTAGAAATGAATATCTTAAAATCCTTTAAGATATCAAAAAATTCAGTTGCAACTGCAATTGTATTTACAGATATTTCACTTCTATTATGGAATATATCACCGGGAATAATAATTTCATTAATTCCCATATCAGTATATATTTTTGCTGCCCAATTAGCAAAATTTAAAACAATATCATGCCAAGAGTTACTATCTTGACCTAATCCAATATGTATATCAGAAAATATACCTATTTTATTACTTTTTATAGAATGACTCATTATTCCTCTTTATTGCCTTTATACATTTTTAATTTATTGTTCTTCATTAAATTGTTATAATTTTCAGAGAACATTAAAAATTCATTTTGATACTTTTCATGTGTTTCATGAATATGTTTTTCTTTTTTTATTCTATTTCTAAATGCATTAAAGGCAATTCTAGTAAAATATGAAAATGGATTACTTCCTTTATTATGACTATACTTTTTGGACATTAATGCTTTAAACATTCTAATAATTCCATCTCCTACCATTTCTTCTCTATAAGAATAATTGATAAAATTTGGTGCATAGCTCAATTTATGGGCTATTTTGCTTACCATTTCTGCTAATTCATTTGAAAGAATACCTGTTTCATAATAATGAATGATTTTTTCATCAAATTCTTTTGGGTCTACATAAAATTTTGTTTTATCAGTAGCTTTTTTTCTTTTCTTTGGTTCTTCTTTTTTGTTTTCGATGATTTCTTCAATAACTTCTTCTTCGATATCATCGATATCTTCATCAATTAATTCTTCATCTTCCTTGGGATCATCTATTAAATCATCATTAGATAATCCCAAAATTTCAGCTTCTTCTTCAGAATACTCTATATTGTCATCGTTAAGCAATTGCTTTTTATTACGATATTTCTTTTTCGGTGTAGTCATAATTTTCTAATTTGTATAATTTTTTACGTTCTAAAAGGTGTATTTTACCATATTTTAGATTATCTGCAATATCAAATATATTAGCTAACTTTTTGGTAGGGTGTAATCTAAGTGCTCTTCCTATAGATTGCATGATTTTAATCTTAGCTTTTCCAGCAGATGCAAATATTATATTATGAAGATTTGGGATATTGATTCCTGTACTAAAAATTTTTGAAATAGCTATTACTATAACATCATTACGATCATTCATAAGAGATCTAATATTTTCCCTATCTTCCATTTCAGTAGAACCTCTTATAAAGTAAATTGGTCTATCATTAGATCCTAATGCACTCTTTATGGTTTCTCCATGTTCGATGCGATCAACCATTATTAGGGTATTATTTTTGAGTTTTAACGCAAGATTTGATATAATTTCGTTTCTTCTTGAGTTATTTATCAAAAAATTCAATTCATCTTCATATGCAGCAGTTGGTGAGCTATAATTCGTAGTACTTGGTTTATTATTATGTTTAATATTAAGGATTATTACTTTAAAATTAGAAATATATTCTTGATCCTTTAATGTTTCAGTTTTCTGTTCAAATGTTATAGGTCCTAGTTTACCAATAATATTCCATTGATCAATTTTAGAAGTTGGCATTGTTCCAGTAAATCCAAATCTATGTGGAGTTTGTATAAACTTTAGAACTTTATTAATTTCATTTCCCCTTCTTAAAGAATGACATTCATCTGCTAATAATATTTTAACATCAGCCAATACTGATAAATCTGTTTTATCACTTAATAAAAATTGAGTTCCAGCTACAATTATTCTAGCATTTGGATCAAATTTATTATTACCAGACCATTTAGATACTTTTTCTAAACCATATGAGATAAAATCACTAGCTGTTTGCTCTACAAGTTGTATAGAAGGAACTGTAACTAATACCAATGCCTCTGGATCATTCATATTAAGTCTCATACTCTCTATAAGACCTGCACATATTAAAGTTTTACCACCAGCAGTAGGTATAATAGTTACTCCTCTACCTTGTTCTACAGCTTTTAAGATAGAAGTTTCCTGATAGTTTCTATATTGCAATCCAAGGTTTTTAATTTGTGGATTTAAATGAAATCCACAAAAATATTCTTTAGTTAATTCATTAGAGATTTTATATTGATAGTTATTTAATTTTATATAATCAATAATTTCTCCCAGTAAACCTGTATCAAATTTTCCAGATGGAGTTATTGAATATAATCTAGTAGGAATATATTTTATATTTTTTCTATATGCAGGATTTGATATAGAAAAGTTTTCTCTGATTAAATTTAATGTATCAGAGTCGCACTTTAATTGTACTTGTTGTTTATTTGCTAAAAGCGAAAATTCTATCATTAGGTTGTTTCCAATTTATTAATTTCAACAATATTTTTTAAATCATATGTCATTGATCTAAAAATTTGTTCAACCTTTTCCAAATATTCTATCATTACTTCTGTTTCTTGTATTTCTTCTTCTATTTTTAACATAGGTTCTGAAACATCTATTTTTTTATCAATTGCTGATTTTGGTAATCCGGGTGGAATACCATTAGATTTAAATGTTTCTAAAACAGATTCTTTAATGATTTTTTTCTTTCTATTTAATGAATTTAACTTTCTTTTATGATCTATTAATCTTGCTACCCATTTATGTTTAATTGCAGGTAACATTAACTGTTTTTGTAACAGATTAAGTTCATCAATTCTTGTATCTTCCTGTAATTCTTCTTTGAATTCTTCTATTAAAACCATAAGTAATTAATACATTATATAATATGTTAAATAAATTTCAAGTTTTAGTTGATAGTATTTTAGAAGATGTAGCTGCTGGTGCTGGAGGTGCTTTTGGTACTCCTGCTCAACCAGTTTATAATCCTGCTTCTAATATATCTTCAGGAGATACCTATGCTCCTAATGATGCTCGTAATTTATTTGGTAATCTTTTACCTTCAACAAAAAAAGGTAAATCTAATAAATTATCAAAAAGATTAAAGAATTTAAAAAATAAATTTAAAAAAGTTAAACCTTTAGTTATACGCAGAACTCTTCAAAGAAAGGCATTATAATGAATTTAGGTCATTGGATTCTAGAAGAAAATGTTAAAATAGACGATAAAACATTTGGTTTTATCTATGAAATAACAAATATAGAGACTAATAAAAAATATATTGGTAAAAAACAATGTCAGTCTCGTATAAAAAGAAAACCTTTAAAGGGAAAAACTAGAAATCGTATTGATTTTAAAGAATCTGATTGGAAAGAATATACAAGTTCTTCTGAAAAGTTAAATGAAGATATACAAAAATATGGAAAAGACAAGTTTTTATTTAAAATTATAAAAATTTGTAGTTCAAAGTGGGAATTAGCATATGAAGAAATTAAATTACAGATAAATAGGGATGTTCTTTTAAGAGATGACTATTATAATGGCATAATAAATGTAAGAATAGGAACTCCTCCTAAAGAAATTAAAGATAACTTCACTAAATATAACAATGGCTAACACATCTTGCATATACTGTAATTCTTCTTCTTATGGAAGACCTTGTTTATTTTCACCTACTAATACCCATGTTCATATGGATGTAGCTGGAAGTTGTATATATTGTGGTTCTAAATATCCCGGTGGAGGATGTATATACAATCCATATGGTAGTCAGCATGTATTAGGACCTGATTTTCTTAATAGATCAGCAGTACAAACCGAAAAAGCTTCTGTTTTAACTTATATGTTTAATATGGCAAGTAAGATGATAACAGAAAATGAAACATATAAATCTCCTTTAGATAGATTTTATAAAAGAATGGTTTCAATAATTGCTTCTGTTACAGAACCTTTATTAGAGACTTTTTGCCTACAAGAAACTCCTACATATGGAAAATTAGATAAAAAGGATTTAATAAAAGCTGTTGATCTTAAACTTAAATTTAAAAAACAATTACAAGATTTATCAAAAACTATGACAGAAGCATCGTTGGAATTACCTCAAGAGATAGTTGAAAATACTCTGATAGATGCTATAATGGATCTTGATGTCAGAAAAAACCAAGATTAAAGATTTTTTAATCTATTATATTTCACAAAGAATTATAATATTTCCAGTTTATGAATATTTGCCTATATTAGCAAATACAATTATTAGAGATTTCAATGAATGGGGTCTTTTAGAAAAAAAACTTATAACTCAAAAAGAAAAATACTTTAAATATTTTTTAGAAAAAGAAGTTGACAAAATTTTAGAAACCTTTATAATACTTTTTAAGGATTTAAATATTAAAATTATTACAGTATATAAAGAATCTTTATTACCTTCTGAATATATTGAGTATTTTACCAATCCTAATGAATTTGGTAATACTATAAAGAAAGTTTTTAAGAAAAAGACTAAATATTTTAAAGTTATAAAGAATAATAGTTTATTTCTTAATACTAAAGGGAAATTTAAAGGGTTAAAAGTTGGCATTCCTAGTGGAGATGACTTAGAATTTTTTATAAAAACCCTTGACAATTAAAAATTTAAAAATAATTATTGATGAATTCATCAATATTGGGTAAATAATAATAATAAAATGAGTAAATTTTTAAAACTTTTAAACTCTGTCGTTTTAGAGCAAGATCTTGATATAAAAAATAAAGATTTTCCAGAAAATACAAAAGAAGTAGAACCAGTACAAGTAGATTCTAAAGAAACTTCTGCATTACCAACTACAAAAGATCTTACCATAGATTTTATAAAATATAAAAATCTCTTAAAAGCTTTGAGAGAAGCATTGTTTAATTCAGAAAAAAATAATATCGAAAAACAAAGAGAAATTTCTAACATTGATATTGATGATGTAGATGATCCTGAGAAATTAAAAGAATTAGAAAACTTATTAATGGGATTTTTAGATCAATCAGAAACAGTTGTTCCAGCATCTGAATAAAATATTTGATTTTTTCATATATTTTGCTAATATATGAAAAATGAAAACATATTCAATTAATAATTTATCGGAAGATCAATTAAGACTTATTATTGAGTCGCTATTATTTTCTTCATCTGTATCTGTAAATGGAAATTGGTATAAAGAGGAAAGCGAAGAGTGTGTAAATCTTGCTTCTTCTTTAAGAAAAGAAAATAATAATGTTTTATTAAAAAATGTTTTTATATTAAAGGAAAAGGAATATTATGATGAACATGTAGATGAAATTATTAAATATTTCCCTGAAATTTTAGAAAATTATATGCCCGTTTTATGAAAATAGCTGTATCTGGAACACATTGCACAGGAAAATCAACATTTATCAATGATTTTCTAAAAACTTGGAAGAACTACGAAACTCCTAAACAGAGTTATAGAGATGTAATAAAGGAAAAAAATCTTTTACATTCAAAAGAAGGTACTGAAGAGAGTCAAAGGTTAATTTTAGATGCACTTTGTGATCAATTACAACAATATTCAAAATCTGATAATGTAATTTTAGATCGTTGTGTATTAGATAATTTAGCATATTCATCTTGGTTAAATTTAAACAATAAAGTTTCTGAAAAGTTTTTAGATGAATGTAGATTAATAGTTCGTGAATCTTTGAAATTATTGGATATAATATTTTTTATTCCTTTAACTCGTGTAGCACCTGTAGAATTTGAAAAAGATGAACTTAGGGAAGATGATCTCATATACAGACAAGAAATAGATAATATTTTTAAAGTATTTGTACAATCTTACCATCAAGGTGATGGAAGAGTATTTGCAAAAGACGATGCTCCTCCTATTATTGAGATATTTGGAAATCCTGAAGAGCGTATAAAAATGGTACAATTGTATTTAAATGAAGATGGAAAGCAATATGGTGAAGATCAAAGTTTAATTTCTGATATATACACAGGTGATGCTTATGTAGGAGAAGATAAACCTAGATTATCAGATTTTTAATCTTTTAATACCTTTAAAGAGTAAATATCATATATAAAACATGAAATTTGATATACTCGCTGAATCTATTATTACTAATTTGTTAAATGAAGGTCGTTTAGCAAAGACTTCCAAATATTCTAACATTCAAATCGATGCTGCAAAGCTTCTAAATAAATTAGAAGAAGGCGATTTTCATGTTTTAATTTCAAGTTGGGCTAATAATGCTCGTTATGCAAATATATCAGAAGAAAAATTAACAGATCTTATTAAAAATATATCTAATGAAATAAGCGAATATCAACCCTCTACATACGAAGAGTTATTACAAACAATCAGTGGTGTTGTTGATACTGTTTATGAAAACAAAGGTCCTAATCGTAAAACATTAACTTCAAGATTAACAAAATCAATTGCAAATCTTATTACCCATAAAGAATATGGATTAGTAACAGTTGGAGAACCTAAGAAAGAAACTAATAAAGAAGAAAAAGTCTCAGAAAAAGAAGAGTCTGCATTAAATTTCGTAAATCAATCAGAAGAACCATCGGATTATAATGAAGTATTACGCCATTTAACTGGTACTTTTGGAATAGAAGAAGATGAAGCTCAAGAAATAATCAATAATTTAGTTAATTCAGGCTCTTTAAGAAAGGAAGGAAATTCATTAATCGCCAATAATGAAGAAGATCATTCCGCAAGAGCATTGGATTTTGAAAACGAAGAAGAAGATGAGCATCCCCTGAATTATGCTCCAGATGTAGAAGCTACCTACAGAAGAACTATTGGTTCTGATGAGGATTATTTAAGCTCAAATTATTAATATTTGACAATCCTATCGGCTATTATTATAATAGCTGAGTGAATCAATTACCTTCAACTTATGTTTTAGAGAAATTCTATACATATGCAGGTGCTCCTACCTTTAATAAATTTACAAAGGTATATAATGCATCATGTCCTGTTTGTCGTGAGGGTAAAAGCTGGTTAAAAAAGAAAAGATTGTTTTATTATCCTACTACAAATACCTTTTATTGTTTTAATTGTACAAAATCTTGGAATTCTTATAGTTGGATATATCATGTAACTGGAATGTCAAAAGAAGAAGTTCAAGCTGAAGTTCATTCAGGAAATTCTTCTCGTGATATATCCAAAGATATTACAATAAAGAAGACATACAAAATAGAATCATCAGTTCTTCCATATGATTCTATAAATCTTAATGACTTTCAACAAAAATGTTTTTATGGAACAAACAAATATTTCCAAGATGCAATAGAATATATAGAAAGTAGAAAATTAAATACTGCAGTTAATAAAAGTTCTGCATATTATTTGAGTTTAACAGATCCTTTTCATAAAAATAGATTGTGTATTCCTTATTATGATATAGAAAATAAAATAGTCTTTTATCAAACAAGAGCATTGGATAATGATTCTCCAAGATATCTTAATAAAGTTGGTTATGACAAGACTTTATTTGGTATAGAAAGAGTTGACCCTAATATTGACTATCTTTTCTTATTTGAAGGACCACTAGATGCCATTATGGTGCGTAATGGGCTTGCTGTTGCAGGATTAACACTAACAGAAACACAACAAAAACAATTATCTCAATTTCCCTTTCACCAAAAAATATGGGTATTGGACAATCCTAGATTAGATACTGCATCTAAAGACAATACTATAAAACTTTTAGAACAAGGTGAAAAGGTATTTAAATGGATAGATAAACCTTATAAAGACTTTAACGAATGGGCTGTTAAAGAGAATTTAAATGAAATCGACTACAATATTATTGTAGATAATTTATATTAGGAAGTTCTTAATTGTTCTGTATCACGAAGCTTTTTAGGAGCCATGATAATAAAGGAGTTAAGAACTTCTTTTAACTTTTCAATTTCACCAGCAATACGAGTAATACTATCAGAGGCTTTACGAGTTACACCACGAAGTAAACTTCCGGGTTTGTCATTATCTGCTAATACTTTATGTAAAGACTCTGTTGTAGGATCATTTAAGAATTCGGCAAATTGATCTAATTTACCTGACCATTCTCTGATTTGCTTAATACTTTCTGTTGAAATGTTAGGATCAAGACCTTCTACATCAAAAGAATCTTTTTCTGTTTCTGGTTCTAATGATTTTTCGTATTCTTCTTTTGTTTTTTCTGGTGTAAAGTCTTCTGGAGAACCCTTTTCTTCAGGTGTTTCTTTGTATGGAATTTCTTCTGGTGTTTCTTCTGGATTTTCCTCTTCTGTAGGAATCTCATCGGCTTCTTTTAATAAAGAAGTATAAAAACTGCGAATAAATGGAATATTACTTTCATTTAATGTATCATCATTCTTTAAAGTAGCTTCAATAGCTTCTTTTACATTTAATTTGTTGATTTTTTTAGTATCCATGACTATAATATAACTATATTTACCTTAGAATAGGTAAAAACAAATAAAAAATATGGAAAACGAATATAAAATTGTTATAGCAACACCTACGACTACAAATGGATTTTTACAAAATGCTGCAGCAGCTATTTTTTTAGACAAAATAGGCTGGTATCAAAAAGCTGATATTGTATTTGATAATAAAGAATCCCTGACAAAAGTATATAATAGATATATAACAGAAGAAAATAGAGGCAAAAAGATAGTATTTTTACATGATGATGTATTAGTAGAAGATCTTTTCTTTTTTGATAAGCTTAATTTGGCTTTTGAAAAATTTGATATAGTTGGATTAGCAGGTGCTAAATCATGTGATCTTAATGCTGAAATGATGGCATGGCACTTAATGGCTCCTAGAGAACATCATGTAGGAGAAGTTGCTCATAGTAAAGATGGAAAAAACTGGACTACTGTTTTTGGTAATACACCATCCAGAGCATTAGTAATAGATGGATTATTTATTGCTGTTGATGTTTCCAAATTATTGGATACAAATACAAGATTTGATGAAAATTTCTCATTCCATCATTATGACATTTCCTTTTGTTTAAATGCAAACAAAAATAAATTAAAAATTGGTGTTTATCCAATTAGAGTTGTACATTTTGGATTAGGTGATAGTATGTTATCCCCTGAATGGCATGAAAGTTCCATTAGATTTAAGCAAAAATATTTAGAACTATTGAAATGACGAAAAAAGTATATAATAACGATTTATTTGTATATCTAGATTGGATATTAAAGAAAAAAGGAAGTCTTTCTATTGAAAGTTTACCATATCCGTTCATTGTTAATAGGTGGCTTTCAATGGCAGATCCATCTATTGCACAAATTGTTAATGCAACATCAAATAGATGGATAAATGTAAAAAATAGTATTTCTTCAGATCAATTACAAATTGCAAAGTTTTTTAAAACTGTATTACCAGTATTTAAAAAAAGAATTTCTTATATAAAGAAGGTTTCTAAGGAAAAAGAAACTGAAGATTTTACTATAGTAGCTAAAAATATGGAGTGTTCTATTAGAGAAGTAGAAATATTAGAAAAAACACTTGCAGAAATTAATATTAATGTAAATAAAAACATATGATCGCAAGACCTGAACAAGAAGATAGAATTGGAGGATTAGTCCAAATTGATAACTATAAGGGAAGTCATTTTGAACTAGATGGTTGGCAGTTATCCAGTGTTCTGGATGACATTCTAATGGTACAATATGCCGATATTAATGAGGAAGGTGATATGGTAAAAAGAGGAAGCATGTGGGTTCCTATTAATGCCGTAAACCATGTATGGAGAATTGGAAGAGTTTTATTGGCAGGACCTAATTGCAAGAGTGTAAAACAAGGAGATTGTATTGTTTTCCCAAATGATAAGGGAATTCAAGTATCAAATCTGAACGGATTAAAACATATTGTTTTCTTAAATGAAGCTAGAATTTTTGGTATTTGTGTTCCAAAACCAACAAAAGAAGAAGAACAACCTTTAAAGAAAACAAAAAAGGCTAAGTGAAATTATCTCTTGATGGATTAGAAAGAGTATGCCTATCAAATGTTGTTGAAATAAAATTCAACAGACGTTTAAGAGTTGTTGGGAAACCAGCAACAAGAAGAATGTTAGCAACAAAAGATGTAGAGTTATTAAATTCAAAAGAAGGATTAAAAATTTTAAATTTTAAAGCACCTATGCAAAGTCCTCCATATAATGCTGCATCTAAAGGATTATTAACAGTATGGGATATATTATTCCAAGATTGGAGAAATATACCAGTTAATGCTGCTACAGTTGTTTCAATGATTCCTACAAAACCTACAGCAGAAAAGTTTTGGGAATATTTCAATAATGTACTTGTAAAAATGACAGCTACACAAAAGGCTGCATTTATGGATAAATGAATATAACCAAAACACCAGTTGAAAATGCTTGCAAGTTTTTGTTACAAAAAACATTAACTATGGAAATAGGCAACAAAGCATATAAACAAGGAAAATTAATTCTTTTCTATCAAAAAAATTTTTATTTGACTTTTATCATGGATACTGTAAAAAAGAAAAAGGAAAAAATAGAAATACCAATACCTTTTGATGTAGAAATTCATGAACAAGATGATTTAGTATATTTTGATTATAGATTAAAAACACTAGCGAAACATGCACCAGAGATAGAAAATTATTTAAAAGTATATTCTTCAAAGAAAAACTCAAATAAATTTTGGAATGTAATATTAACAATAAATGGAAACACAAAATAACACAATTCTAGTATTCAGCGTTTTTTCAGGAACTTATTATGAAATTCCTGAATCTGATGCATCTCTTTTAGATGTAGGTCATTTACCTTTAACTAAAAAACCAAAGAGTAATTGTTCAAAATGCTTTGGTAGAGGTCATTTAGGAAGAGATACACAATCATATGGATATGCTGTATGTTCTTGTTTGCAAAAGAACATAAACCATGATATCATAAACAATGGTGAAACACTTTCAGTCCATTGATTTTTTAAAGAATTTTCCTTCTGATTCGGAGGCAAGACCTCAACAAATTAAAGCATTAGAAAAGATAGGTAATATATTTTCTAGTGGTAAAAAATTTGCTATAGCTTGTTTGCCTACAGGATCAGGCAAATCTCATATTGCTGCTGCTATAGCAAGATCTTCATTGCCTATAGATCAATCAAGAAAGGATTTGATTGATACATATGAGATTTATAGAAAAGATAAGAATGGTTATTATATCTATGAAGACAAATTTTTAAAAGCAGATCCATATGGAAGTTTTATATTAACTGTATCAAAATCTTTACAGGATCAGTATAAAGAGCTATTTCCTGAATTGGTAGTAGCAAAAGGAAAAAACAATTATCAATGTACTGTTGCAGAAGATGCAACAGTTGATTTTGCACCCTGTGTTTATTCTCCTAAATTAAAGGATAAATGCTTTGAATTAAATAGATGTCCCTATTATAAGGCAAGGAATGAAGCATTAACAAATATAGATCCTATTTTAAACTATCGTGTGTTTTTTAGTATGCAATCTTTTTTAAGAAAAAGAGAATTTTATCTTTGTGATGAAGCAAGTGATATTGAATCTGAATTAGTTGCCCAATATTCAATTACAGTTTTTTATTCTCAGTTA